TTGAGTTCACAACAAACGGGATCAGGCGTACTGCATCCTGATTTTGCTCAATGAAATACGTACCCGGTCTTTTACGAATACCGCCCTCTACCAATGGAATTACATTTTTTAGTTTTTTTGCACCATTACCGTACTGTTGAATATCTGTACGTGTATAGAGTGTTGGGGCAAGCTCACCCGCACTGAAATTATTTTTGATGACATACTGTTTCATTAGTAGCGCACTCCCCATAAACGAGGCTCATAGTTCGAAGCAAAGTCTTGAGACGGTCTTTCTTGGCCATTAATTGCCCGCGCCTGTTTCAGCATGTTTTGTAATTTTTGCCATGCACTATCGCCTTCGGCACTGCTGCCAGTAATTGGTTTTGCAAGCTTATTGACCAGATATAGAGCCATGCACTCACTAAAAAGTGAGTCCCACATGTCTTCGTTTTGCTCATCACGTACATAGACAAGATTGATCAGATTTGTATTGGCCAGAATATGACGGCCCTCGATCTCATACTTGATCTGACCTGTGTCGATAATACGAAGAAAATCTTTAGGCAAGGGAAATGCATGCTGATAACCAAAAGTTGGATAGGTGGCAACTGGTGCCAACTGTTCACGGCTTTTCGCAAATGACCACGGATGCATGCGTAGCAGTGCTTTACGTGTCTGATCATAAATTGCAGCACATCGCCGTGCATTCTCCGTGTTTTCTTCAAAAGATATGATTGATTTGGCACCGATCATGCCAAGTGCCTGATTGCAGACTGATACGTTTGTAGTTGTCATAAGAAAAAACCCGCACAATTTTGATTATATTGAGCGGGTCTAAAGTCTGATTTATTGTGTATTAAGCAAATGTAACTTGAGGCTCTGAAGGATTCACAACAAGCCCAGGATCAAATGCAATTTCATAACGTGAAATCACATTGACGTGATAGCCGTCTTTAGCGATTGACTCATAGATAACATTGCCTTCTGCATCGGTCTGATCTGTAGCAACCGAATCAAATAGCGTTCCGATCTCATCAACTGCAACATTAATCACATCGTCTTTAAAATCAGCGATGATTGAATCAGCATGAGCTTTATCTGAAAAGCGTAAGTAATATCTATGCATTTGCTTTTTCCTGCGCTGTCAAAGTTCTGTTATAAACTGCGATGTTTTGCAGCCAAATTCCAACAGATAAGCTGTTTGTGAGGATTGGGTTTGTTGCGTTGGCGAGATCAATCCAAGCCGATTCCGTTGCGTCTGTATCTTGACGCTTGTATGTAAGCTTGACTGAGCCTGTGTAATTTGAGGCGTTGAGCTGTAAATTGTCTTGTGCGCGCGTTACAGCTGATGTAGTTGTCTTAATATATGAAGTTGAGTAAACACTCGCTTCTTGTTGCAACCCATACACCCTAATATTTAAATCACCTACTCTTGAATTGAATGCGCAGTATTTTAAGCTACTTGTGTTATCCGCTTCGGTGTATGTCAGTTTCTTAGAAGTGGATGAAAATTTTCCAGAGTCGACAGTGGATACTGCTCTAATTTTTAACCAAGAGCTGCCTTTGTCCAATGATAAAGCCTGTCCTACACATGAGAAAGTTATTGAAGGTATTGTCGCATTTAATCCTGTAGAGAAATCTGCATTTCTAATACCTGTGCTAGGGCTATCTACGTTCAGTATACTAATATCATAGACAGAAAAGCCGTTTATCTGTGTTTTACTTATGCTATAAATACCGCCTGTTACTACGGATGGGGTGCGGGTATCTAGTGTTTCTGAAAAAGGGATAATGTTCGTCGCAGCTTTCTCAAGCAACAGGCCTTTGACCGCCCAAGCCGCCCCATTGTAAGCATAGTCAAAACGCGCTGTATCAGCAGCAACATCAACAAGCGTACCTGTACTATCAAACCGTGTTGCAGTGGATAACCGTGTCAGCGTCAACCAGCTCGGCATAGATGGCGACGAGACGAAGTTTTGCTGGTTAATGATGACCGGCTTACTGATCAGCCCACCGACCATCGCCGTATTACCAGACCAGAATTTTGCACCGCCTGCGATGCGCGTATGTTTGCCTTTAATCATTTAGGTCACCGAAACGTCACCGACAGATTGCGAATCTGCCCACGCCCAGATCGGGCCTTTACCTTCGATATAAACATCCTGATCAAGAACATAAAGACTCAGGTCTGTTGGTGCTGCGGTTGAAGCTACCCACCGAAATTTATAACGAGTGCTTTGGATTCGAATACCTGTAGAACCATCAGATATTTGTTGAGGCGATGTTGTTAGCGATACTTTGGTGGTTGGCATAAGAAAAACCCCTATCATTTTTTTCATCATGACAGGGGTTTGGGTAGGGTTTATTGTGTGTTAAATCTTGTTTTGACCTTCCACACCACGTGATAAACGATCTTTAGTGCGCTGTTCAAATAGAGCTAATGCATTTTCCATATAGGTAATTGCACGCTTGTTTTCATCACACGGGAAATTCCCATCTAAAACTTTAGTTCGGTGAATTAGGATCGCTAACAATGCTTCACTTGTTGCACCATTAACGCCATTTTCTTTCACTGGTCCATTTTGAAAATGAATAGGTAAAACTGTTTCACCAGCAATCACATCATAGTAATGTCCATTATTTAACTGCATTTCACCTTGCTCAGTATCAGCCCAGTTAAGATGAGTAACAGTGACACCGTTATGGTCCATGTGAATATCTACACCATACATTTTGACGCTATTTTCATTTTTTGACATGACGTTCACCAATAATTTGAGAATAAAAAAACCCACCACCCGAAGGTGATGGGAACAGGGTTTAAATTTTAAAATCAATCGCGACTACTTTTTTCTCGTTTGCACGACCAGCACCGAAGGAATGAACACCACCTACTTGAGGGATATTCTTTTTGTCAGGACGTTTAGAAATATCAAATCCGGTGATTTCAGCGTCACCAAAATGAACTGCTGTACCTGAATAAGCCACTGTTCGAAGCTCGCCTGCTGCTGCACCCTGATTCAGTTTCTCGTAAGGAATCCAGTTAAAACCTAACCAACGACCACCGACAGCACCTTCTTGCAACATCTTACCGGCCATAAAATCAGCACTAGTGAGTGTTGTATCACCCAAAATGAGTTCAAGCATTTTGGATGTATAAAGTATATTTAACTGCTCGCCGCTCATTTCATCAGCTTCATTGGCACGAAAAATAGACTTAGCTTTAACAAGTTGCTGCTTTAAGGTGCCATATCCAGATAAGATGATTTGGCTTGATGGTAAAGCAACTGTTGATGTAGATGATACACCGCTATCGTCCACAATTTTACGAGTTACACCACCAACAGCAGCTTGGTAAATGATGTCGTCAATTTTTCGATTTCGAGCGTTATAAAGCAGCTTGATATATTTATCACTTGGATGTGCTTTAAGTTTTGGAATGTCTCGACTTTCAATTGGAATAAACAAATCGAAATCAGACATTAATGCGGTACGAACACCTACATCAGGAATTGTCCATTGGGTATCACCAAAACGCGCGCCTGAAGCCTGCATTTCGACCTGACCCATGTCATTGATAGTGAAAGATTCACCCTCAATACGTCCACGATTAACAACAGTTTTTAGCAAGCGTGATTCATTTTGAGCACATGCCATTTCATAGTTATCATGAAACTGCTGTACAAACGCCGCCTTCAATTTATTTTCATTAACCATTGGCATGATTTAATGCTCCATTACTTGTAGTGCTTCTGGTAGTAGCTTTGAACTTCGGCATAAACGCGTTTGTGATCCGCATGACTCTCGTTCTGATAAGCTTCCGACTGCATTAATGATTGAATATCTTGTCCACCGCTTTGCTGTGTATTAGAGGGTGGTCTATCTTCTTGAAGTTGTTGACCAAAGTACGCGGCCATCTTCAAAACAAGCGGGTTATTACCAAACTCTGGGCTATTGACTTCTTCAGCGGTCAAAATGCCGTTCTGAATTGCATGCTGTGCCGCTGCATGAGCAAAACCGAAGTTCTGATCTGTATCGCCCTGCCAAACTTCTTTCATCGCCGTGACACATGCTTCAGTATCAAGTGCAGCATTGCCCTGCAAAAGTTGTGGAATAAACTGGTTGTATTCACCCATGATGAAGTTCAATGTCTTGCTGTCTATTCCTGCATCACGCGCACGCTCAAGAAATTCCTGATTTTCTGGAATGGCCTTAAACTCTGCAAAATCAAAGCCCTCTACATCGACCTCATAACCATCGATAGATTCAGGCGCGCCAGTGTTTTGTTGCTCTTGACCACCTTCGCCACCTTGACCGCTTGCATCCTGAATCTCACCCTGATGACCACTACCTAATGCAGAAGTTTGGGTTTGTGTCTGGTTTTGCTCTTGGTTGTTTTCTGTTTGAGTAGTTTGATCAGTCATTGTCTTGTTCCTCATAATTCGGGTTATTTGCGGTATTAATGTTGTTTACGATGAAATTGATAACGCCCTGTGCGCCGAGGTTATAGCTGGTCTGACGCTCTCCACCTTTGTCATCTGGTACAAAAGCGTCCTTACAAAAAACCATGGTTAAATGCTCAAGTACGCGCTGGCCGTTTGCATCCAAATCAAAGACAATGCGGTAAGTTTCAGGGGTTGCACGTTTGACTCTACGTGTGCGAACAAATGTGCCCTGTTCTTCGGGTTGCTCTGGATCTTCTTTAAGATTTCCTTGCGCTTCATCAAGTTGAAACCTAAGAGAATCGATTAGCTTTTTGGCAACTTCCAACTCACCATTTACAGATTTACGTTCGGTACACTCAGCCTTGTAGCCAAAAAAAAGAATGAAAACCAAAATAAGCAAAACACCAATTATTAGTCCGATCACTGCATCACCTCACTTGATAGCTGGTTGCCCATACCTTTCAATAAATTGTCGGCTCCTTTCTCAAGCATTGCGGCTTGTTGCTGTTGTGCTGCCTGCTCTTCCTGTGCTTTCTGACGAGCCTGTCTAAGCTGTGCCACTTCATCCGATGTGCGCATGATGGTTTGCGGTACGCCTCGTCCTGTGCCTGTAATCACGGCTACGGCGTCAAAATCGATATTGTCCAAAATGGTCGGCTCTACTGTTGCCATCTGGCCAACGCTTGCAATGAATTGCTCTGTTGCAATTACTTCGGCCATACGCTGTGCCAGTGCAAAAGGTGAAACAAACTTGAATGAAAGGTTACGGCCCCAAAGCTCTTGCGGTGGCTGTCCTAATGCACCAGCACGCAATGCCAGACCGAAGCAGCGATCTAGAATAGAAATGAGATACTCGACTTGTAAGCGCCCGTACATCGGCCCAAGCATTTGACGAATCAATTCAACACGGGTATGAATCTCGGTTGCTGTCATCTGCTGTGTACCAATAGGCGGTAATTGATCTGCCATCAGCTTTTTACGGATACTGCCTTGCAAGTTGGTAAGCAGAAATTCAGATATTTGAAAGCTGGTACCATCGTCCAAGCGCTTCATCGAATCAACACTGTTTGCAATGATCACCTTACGTGGACCAATGCGCACAGTATGCGGATTCAATACGCCGTCATCTTCTGCAATCCACATGCCGCCGATCTGTAAGTCTGCGGCGCGTACGGTGTTTTTCATCAGCTCATTTGCTGTTTTAGCATCTGGCAAAGCGACTGACATCTGGCCAACACCATAGACAGAATTAGGCAAACGGCGTAGGCGTGGTACAGCACAAGGGAACTCATGAAAACCTGACTCTTTCATGATCTGATTGTTTGCTGTGTCGATGTGATATGAGCCAAACGGCATGGCTGTATTAATCTGGCCAGAGCCGATCTGCTTACGTGGTTCAATCACATGCAGAATCTTGTAACGCGTATCTGGTGCAGTCTTAGCCATTTGTACAACTTGATAATGACAGTTAGCCTCGCCGTACTCACTAAGCATTGCTTCTGCTGTCATCTCATGTTCACGATAAATCGTATCGATCTGGCCATCTGCACGAGTAGATGCAACAAAACAATTACCCGGATGCCACGACTCAAAGACATAGCCACCGCCTGCTTTGCGGTCGATGTCTACATACAGAACGCCCCAGCCCGCTGTAACGATATCTGTAACGGTTTCATAGCTTTCACTGTCAAAGTTTGCAGCATGGATATTGCGATAAATAAACTGGCACACATCTTCAAGCCAGCGTTCACCTTCTGTGAGTTCTGATAGATCATCGATCCCATCTGGCTGTGCTTTAAACCAAATCGCATTGGCTGGCGTTACACCGCTCATAATCATCGATGTAAGTACTTGCACTGAATCTGCTGCTGTTGAGTCGTACAGATCAGCGCGCTCGTTCTCACGCTGACCCTTGTTGTCAGTAGTTGAACTAAAATTCTGCTGACGCTCAGGTGCGCCGAACTTGTAGCATTCAGACCAGTGCGACTCATGCATAGCCCGCTCAAGTCTCAATTGACCCAAGCGACGGCAAAACTTTTGAGCGTCTTTATTCATTAGCCACCGCCTAACTTGGTTTTGGTTGTAACTGCTGCGCTATCAGTACCCAATGCCGAACCTAAGACACTGGTATTATTCGATGTGCGACGCTGTGCTTTTCTTGCATTGGTTTCAGTAACAGCTTTTTGAGCTGCTGCCGCTGCATCTGCTTCCGGGTCTTGTCGAACGACTTTGCCACCACACATGATTAAGCTCCTCGCGTCCAGCCTTTATCGCTTAGATAAGGACTGCCATCTGTAGGCACTGCATCTGCTTTAGCCGCTTCGGTTGGTTTAGTGGTACCAGCACGGCGTAACTGGCCTTCAAGCGCCTTGTTCTTGGCTTCTTGTTCAGCAAGCATTTGTTCCAATTCAGCTACGCGTGCAGCATGATCGACCGTTGGTTCTGACTTTTTAGAATCAGCCGCCGTTTGCTCTGGTGTGGTTGTGTCTGCTGGCTGCTGCTCAACAGTCTGATTCGCTTCCGGTGTCTTTACGTCTTCGACCGTTGGTTCTGACGTTGTAGCTGCACCGGGTGTTTTGATTTGACGTGCCATAAAAAAACCCTATTCGAGTGAATAGGGTAAGTGTTCGTTGTGCTGTGTTCAGGTTTGCTGTGTGATTATTTGAGAC